GTCCTTGATCTCCTGGGGTGTCCAGCGCTTAAGATAAAGCCCCCGCGCAGCATTGCGGATCTCTTCGGGATACGCCACGGCGCCTCCATCTTGTGAATGATGGCGCCATCATAGCCAGCCCCCCGCTCCCACTTATCGCCATGATGTTCCAAGCAATTCGGATATCCCCATGGATCCGAATCGCCTTGAACACAACCGGATGAATACCCCTTGCCGACCCGATAGCCTGAGCCCGTATCAATTGGGAGCAGGCATGAACGAATCAACCTTGAGAACTGGCTGGGTCTGTATCGCTACCGAAGGCAAAGCGGTGGACGGGCGGGATATCTCCCGTGAATGGCTCACCGACATGGCCGAGACCTACGACCCGACCTATTACACCGCCGTCATCTGGCCTGATCACGATCGCTGGTCCAGCTATGGCACCGTGCAAGCACTCAAGACCGAAGAGGTAGACGGCAAGCTAAAGCTGTTCGCCATCCTCTGCCCTAATCGGGATCTCATCTACTGGAACCAGAGCGGCCAGTATCAGTTCTGCTCCATCGAGCCGTTCGAGCAATTCGCCGATCTGGGTCGCACCTACCTGATTGGGCTGGGCGTTACCGACCAGCCAGCCAGCACCGGCACCACCTACCTCAAGTTCAGCAAGAGCAACAAGGGGCAGGCTGTCGGCACCAGCGAACCGCTGGATCTCTCCATGCTCAAGCTGCCCAAGCACGAAAAGCCGGATGGCTTTATGGCCAAGCTTTTCAGCCTGATGGCCAGCCATGGCGAACCAGTAAAACAACCCACGCCCAGCCCCAACGAGGATGAGGAAATGAACAAAGAACAGTTCGAGCTGCTGAACGGGACTCTGACCAGTCTTGGTGAACAGTTCGCAAGCATCAGCGCCAAGCTGGATGCCAAGCCGGATACCAAGCCTGATCCGGCTCCTGAAGTGAACACTGATGGCGACAAGGAAAAAATCACCGCCGACCAGTTCAGCAAGCTGGAAGAGACCATCAAAGGTCTGACCAACACTGTCGGCGAGCTGAAAGGCCAGATCGACAAGTTCTCCGTTGAAGTGGATGGCCAGCGCCCGAGTCCACTGGGCGGTGACGACTCCACCTATCAAGTTTGCTAAGGAGCATTCAGTGAGCCAAACCCTGACCGTTCAGGCCGAACAGCGCCTGAACAAATACTGCGATGCCCTGGCTAAAGCCTATGGCATCGACATCACCAAGCTGGGCAAACAGTTCAGCGTCACCGGGCCGGTTGAGACGACCCTGCGCTCTGCCCTGCTCGCCTCCGTCGAGTTCCTCGGCATGATCACCTGTCTGGACGTAGACCAGATCAAGGGCCAAGTGGTGCAGGTCGGCGTCGGCAAGCTCTATACAGGTCGTAAAAAAGGCGGGCGCTTCAAGGGCAAGGTCGGCGTGGATGGCAACACCTACGAGCTGACCGAGACCGACTCCTGCGCATCTCTGGACTGGTCAACCCTGTGCACCTGGGCAAATGCCGGTAGCGAAGGCGAGTTCATCAAGCTGGTTGGCGAGTTCGTCAACACTGCATTCGCTCTCGATATGTTGCGCGTTGGTTGGAACGGCGTCTCTGCCGAAGAGAACACCGACCCTGATGCGCACCCGCTGGGTGAAGACGTCAACAAGGGTTGGCAACAGATCGCCCGCGAGTGGAACGGTGGCAGCCAGATCATCAAGGCGGAAGCGGGCAAGAAGATCTACTTCGACCCGGACGGCAAGGGCGATTACAAGACCCTGGACGAGATGGCCTCCGACCTTATCAACACCACTATCGATCCGCTGTTCCAGCAAGACCCGCGTCTGGTGGTGCTGGTAGGTACCGATCTGGTGGCGGCAGCTCAGGCCAAGCTCTACAGCGAAGCCACCAAGCCGAGCGAACAGATCGCCGCCCAGCAACTGGCCAAGTCCATTGCCGGTCGCAAGGCGATGATCCCGCCGTTCTTCCCGGGCAAGCGGATGGTGGTCACCACCATGGACAACCTGCATTGCTACACCCAGCGCGGTACCCGCAAGCGCAAGGCAGAAGATAACCAGGACAGCAAGAGCTTCGATAACCAGTACTGGCGAATGGAAGGCTATGCCCTGGGCGAGCACAAAGCCTACGGCGGCTTTGAAGAGGCAGACATCGTGATCGGTGCTGATCCTGCGGCTCCCGCAGAAGCAGGTGCGTAAACCATGAGCTCACCCGGTCAACGTCACAAGCAGCGCGTGCAAGCCATGCAGGGGGCCGAACAGGCCGCCTGCACTGGCGTGGCCACCGGTGCGGTGGCTGACAGCCTGCACCTGCAAATGATTGCCCTGGAACAGGACATCGTTCGCCTGCGTAAGCTGGCCCGCATTGGGGATCGGGTGAACATGAAGCGCGACGAGCTGATGCCCAAATACCGCCCCTATGTGGAGCGGTATCTGGCCAGCGTGGCCGAGTCCGGCCAGTCCTACCAGAACGAGCTGTTTCAACGGCTGGTGATCTGGGCCTTTGACGTGGGCGACTTCGACACCGGCATCGCCTGGGCCGAGCTCGCCATCACCCAAGGACAGCGCACCCCGAACAACATCAAGCGCGACTGGGCAACCTTCGTGGCCGACACCGTGCTGGAGTGGGCCGAGAAGAACGCCGCCGAAGGCCACGCCGTCGAGCCCTGGTTCTCACGGATATTCGACAAGGTGCGCAACGAGTGGCGCCTGAACGAGAAGCTGACCGCCAAGTGGTTCAAGGCTGCGGGTTGCCTGCTGCTGCGCGACCAGGACGGCCAGCCACGACCGAGTGCAGTGGGTGACAGCGCCACCCTGGAACAGGCCGCCCACTGGCTGCTCCAGGCCGAGAAGCTGCACCGCAAAGCGGGGGTAAACACCCTACTGCAAAAAATTGCCATGCGTCTGCGGGCGCTGAATCCGGAATAAAAAGCCGGAGCAATAAGACTCTCCGCGCCACCGCACCCCGGCGCGAATGCCATGGGCAGCCTTTGGCTAACCCTTCGGCAATTGCGTGGCTACAGGGGTGCCCCAATTCAACCAGCGAGGTCAGAGATGTTTGCAGGCAAGGATATCGACTACAGCGCAGCCACTATCCGCAATGACGGGTTTTGGCCTGATGTGGCCGTGGCCGACTTCGAGCGCCGCCGTGCCCTGCCTGCAGACCTCGATCAGCAGACCACAAGCGCCGCCCTGCTGGCTGCCGTCTCTGAAATAAACCTGCAACTGGCGATGCGTCAGGCCGCGCTGATGGCCGAGGGCTACGTCAGCGCCGCAGAGGTGCCGGGGCCGAGCCTTGAGGGCGGCACCAATGCCCTGACCGAGCAGTATCTGGCCGCCGTGTTTGCCCGTGCCAAGGCGGCCTTGCTGCCGGAGTTCGCCAGCGTCACCGAGCGGGCCGCCGCAAACAACCAGGTGGAGCGATCCCCAGACCAACGCGCACAGCTGCTGGCCGAGAGTCAGCAACTGGTACGCAGCATCAAGGGCAAGCGCCGTGCGGGGGTGTCGTTGATATGAGTGAAGGCATGAACGAACAGCAGGCACAGGGCTATTTCCTCCACGCTCTCCACGCCGAGATCCTGCGGGTGCTGCCAGCCAAGTGCCACAAGCATCTGGATAGCTGGATGGAGAACGGCACCATCAGGCTGGAGCCCAAGAACATGGGCCCCACTGGAATGGATGTGGCATGGCTCACCTATCAGGCGGTGTTCACCGTCGAGCAACTGCCGTTTCGCGAACTGGATCCGGCCATCGTGCTGGCCTCTGTGGCCGCCTGGGTGCAGGAGAATGACAAGTTTCGCGAGCAGTTCGAGCTGGCCGATCCCGAGTACGCCGTCACCCCGAACGATGAGAAGACCGCCGATCTCGAGATCCAGCTCGCCTTTACCGAGCCGCTGCGCCTGATCGAACACCCCAAGGGCCCAATCAACTGGATGGGCAAACGCTGGAACGTGGCCCCGTATGAAATCTGGGTGGCAGACCACATCGATATGAACGTCGGTGACACCGGCCATCACCAGATCGGTGACCCGTCATGATCACCATCACTCTCGACACCCAGCGCAGCAAGGACCAGCTGAACCTGCTGGCCCTGCCGCCCAAGAAGCGCCAGCGGCTGGTGTGGCGAGCCGCCAACGAGATGAAGAAGCTGGCAGCCCGTAACGTGCGCCAGCAGCAAGACCCCAACGGCAATGCCTGGGCCCCCCGTAAGCGGGGCAAGCGCAAGATGCTGCGAGGCCTGCCAAAGCTGCTGGTGATCCATGAGCCAAGCCAGGACGTGGCTGAACTCGGGTTCAAGAAGGGGGCGATGAACGTTCATGCCGGGGTAGTCGCCAACACCCACCAGAAGGGACACACCTACAAGGTGACCGCGGCCAGTCGGCGCCGTATCGCCTCCAGCGATGGCGGCAAGAACAAGCAGGCCAGCAAGGCGCAGGCCCGCAAGCTGCGGGAGCTGGGGTTCAAGCGTCCAGGCAAGCGCAAGCGGGCATACAGATCGGCATCGCTCGGCTGGATTACCGGCAATCTCAACTACGCGCAAGCGGGGTTGCTGATCAAGAAGCTCAAGGACGAGCCGGTGAAAGAGAGCTGGGAGATTGAGCTGCCAGCCCGCCCGTTCCTCGGCGCCAATACCAAGCAACGAGAGCAAGCCTTTGCCCGTGCCCTGCAAAGCATCAACTACGGCTGGGACGTCAACAAGCAAGAGATGAAGAGGAAATAACGCCATGTGGCCTTATATACAGATCAACAACTTGAACCAGATGCAGGGGCCCGTGACGGAAGTCGAGCGCCACCTGCTGTTCATCGCCACCGCGCCGACCAACACCGGCAAGCTGCTTTCGCTCAACACCCAGAGCGACTTCGACAAGCTGCTGGGCGAGGCCGACAGCGAGCTGAAAACCAACCTGCAAGCCGCCATGGTCAACGCCGGTCAGAACTGGACGGCCGCCGCCTTTGTGTTGCCCACCGACATGGACTGGAAAGATGCCGTCCGTGAGGCCCAGAAAACCCAATCCTTTGAGGGCTGTGTGGTACTGGGTCAGGAGTGGGACGAGGCGAAAATCAACGCCGCCCACGCCCTCAACCAGGAGCTGATCGCCAAGTGGGGTCGCTGGCAGTTCATGCTGCTGGTCGTGGCGGGCATCGTCACTACCCTCGAAGGCGGCCAGGACTGGAGCGAATACGAGGCCAAACTGGTCGCGCTTCAAGATGGCATCAAGGCGGAATCCGTCACCCTGCTGCCGCAGCTGTGGCCCAACCTCGCCGGGGCCTATGCCGGTCGCCTCTGCAACCGTGCGGTGAGCATCGCCGACAGCCCCGCCCGGGTGAAAACCGGCGCCATGGTGGGCCTTGGCAACAAGCCGAAGGATAAAGACGGTACCGAGCTGCCGCTGGCCACCCTGCAAACCCTGGAACAGAACCGCTATTCGGTGCCGATGTGGTACCCGGACTATGACGGCATCTATTGGGCTGATGGACGCACCCTGGACGGCGAAGGCGGCGACTACCAGGTGATCGAAAACCTGCGGGTGGTCTACAAGGTGGCCCGCCGGATGCGCCTGCGCGCCATTGCCCGCGTAGCCGATCGCTCCTTCAACTCCACCCCGGGCAGCACCGCCGCCGCCATCATGTACTTCGGCAAAGACCTGCGCGAGATGGCCAAGGCCGTCACCATCAACGGCCAGCTGTTCCCGGGCGATATCGCCTCACCCAAGGATGGCGATATCACCATCAAGTGGACGGCCAAGAACTTGGTCTCCATCTATGTGGTGGTGCGCACCGTGGACTGCCCCAAGGGGATCACCGTCAACATCATGCTCGATTTGAGCCTCAACAACGGGGAGGGCTAACCCATGACCAGACGTATTTCAGGCCAGAGCTTCGATACCGAACTGATGGGCGCCATGGTGCACGTCGAGAAGGCCAGCCTCTCCATCACCGACAACAGCGCAGTGGCCCAGACCCGTGGCATTCCTGACGGATATGTCGATGGGGATGTGGCCGCAGAGCTGGAGTTCGAGCTCGATGCCAAGAACTTCACCCTGCTGTGCGATGCGGCCAAGCGGGCCGGTAGCTGGCGCGGGATGAAGCCTGACGATGTGCTGTTCTACGCCGACACCGGTGACGAAACAATGAAGGTGGAGGCCTTCGGCGTGAAGCTGCAGATCTCAGACCTGCTGGATGTAGACCCCAAGGGGGGCAGCAAGGGGGTGCACAAGATCAAGGGTTTCGTCACCTCCCCCGACTTCGTTCACATCAATGGCGTGCCGTACCTATCGGACGACGACACCCGCCACATGAAGGGCTAACGGATGGATCTGATCGACCGTGCCACCCAACACGCCGAGCGGATGCTGGCGGCCCAGCTGGATAACCAGATCGGCCGCAGCCACCACCAGGGCGAGAGCCTGCACCACTGCGAGGAGTGCGGCGATCCGATCCCGGAAGCGCGCCGTCTGCATGTGCCGGGTGTGCGCCTGTGTGTCAGCTGCAAGAGCCGCGCAGAACGGCGCGGGCAATAACGAGAACGGGATATGAACCCTATGCCAAACAAAGACCCCACCCTCTGGGCCGCCCTGCTGGCCTGGTTGATGGATAACTGGCCCGCCGTTTCCGGGGCTCTGCTGGCGTTGAGCATTTCATTTATGCGCATCACCTATGACGGCGGCAGCGGGCGCCGCCGCCTGATCGAATCAACCATGTGCGGCCTGATCACCTTGGCCGCCGCATCCGGTACCACCCTGCTCGGCGTCCCCTATGAGGCGGCCCCGTTTATCGGCGGTGTGGTGGGGCTGCTCGGGGTAGACATCATCCGCGAGCGGGCCAAGTTGGTGTTCAACAAGAAGGAGGAGGGCTGATGGCTCTGCGCTGGATTAACGAGGCTCGCAAGTTCTTGGGCCTGAAAGAGATCAAAGGGCCGAAGCATGCTCAGGAAATTCTGGACATGTGGAAAGCCATCAAACGGGGCGGCATCAAAGACGATGAAACCCCGTGGTGCGCCGCCTTCGTGGGCGCTTGCCTGGAACGGGTTGGCATCCAGTCTACCCGCTTCGAGAGCGCCAAAAGCTATCTGGGATGGGGCGAAAAACTGGATCGCCCGGTGCTCGGCTGTGTGGTCGTGTTCAGCCGTGACGGCGGTGGCCATGTGGGCTTCGTGGTCGGCAAGTCACCATCTGGCAATTTGCTGGTACTGGGTGGAAACCAGGGGGATGAGGTGAATATCCGTGAATTCCCGCTGACCCGCGTCACCGGCTATCGCTGGCCAATCAATGAGCCGCTGCCAGTGGGTGATCTGCCTGTCGGCACTCCGGCCCAGCTGTCGATGGGTGAAGCATGAGCACATTCAAGGAGCTGTTTTCCAATGTGCTGCTGGTCCTGGTGCTGGTGATGGGCGCCGCCCTGTTTCTTGGCAGCCGGATGCTGGAGAGCCGCGGCAAGGCGCTGGCCACCGCCAACGAGACCATCAGCACCCTGCAGCAGACCAACGAGCAGCAGGCCAGCCAGCTGGTGACACTACAGCGCGATGCCGAAGGGATGCGCACGTTGCTGGGTACCCAGAACGCCGCCTTGGCCGATCTCGACCAACAGAACAGGAAGACCGCCTATGAACTGGAACAAGCCTTGGCCACGCCACCGGAAGGCCGCCCGAACTGCGCTAGTGAGCCTCTGCCTGTTGGCGCTCTGCGCCTGCTCCAGCCAGCCCACAACCGTGGTGAAAACGCAGGTCATCAAGCGCCTGCCGCCGCCGGGGCTGGTACCTCACTGCCCGGAACCTGAGTTCACGGGGGCGACCTACGGCGATGCCGTGCGGTTTATCCCCACCATGCAGACGGCAATGCGCCGCTGCCAAACCCAAATCAACACCCTGAACCACTGGATTGAACAAGAGGAAACCAACCAATGAGCAAGAAAATCGTCCTGACCGTTGCCGGTACCGACATCAGCTTTGAGCCGACCATGGTGGCCTACAACGGCTTTATCAACGACATGATGCCGAGCGACAAGGTGGCACCGGCTCACAACTACCTGAAAAAGATCGTCTGCCAGGAAAGCAAAGAGGCGCTCGATGAGCTGCTCAAGCGCCCGGGTGCTGCGTTGCAGCTGGCTGGCGCCATTAACCAGCAGTTCGCCCCTGATCTGGAAATCACCGTAAAAAACTGACGGCGCGCGCCGAGGCCATCGAGCGCAACCAACTGGAGCAGGCGCTGGCGCTGCGGCGCCACTTCCTGCCCCATGACGATGACGATATCGACAGCCTGGCCCGCGCCATCTGGTTAGACAAGCACGTAAGAGAGTCCCACGCCGCCGCCGTGGCCGAGGGCATCGCCAAAGCATTAAACGGATAACGACCTATGGCCTGGATGGAAAAATTGATGATGCAGGTGGCTTTGGTGGATCAAGTCACCAAGCCCCTTGCTGGCATCAATGCCCAGATGGACAAGGTCAGCAAGGCAGGCCGTCAGGGCTGGAGCAGCATGGCAATGGGGGCCACCACGGTGGCCGCCGGTGGCATGGCGATCCAGTCTGCTCTGGGCCCAGCCATCGAAATGGATCGGGCGCTGGGTGAAGTAGCCTCGCTCGATGTGAAAAAGGATGTGCTCGGGGCGTTGGGGCGAGAAGCACTGGCCCTATCGGTAAAGTACGGCGAATCGGCCACCGAGATTGTCCGTTCCTCCTACGATATCCAATCCGCGATCGCGGGGCTGGAGGGTAACGAGTTGCCAGCCTTCACCCGCGCCTCGACCACCTTGGCCAAGGCGACCAAGGCCGACACAGCAACCATCACCAACTACATGGGCACCATGTACGGCATCTTCGAGCAGCAGGCCAAGATGATGGGCAAGGCTACCTGGGTGGAAAACTTGGCAGGCAAGACCGCCACTGCGGTGCAGATGTTCAAGACCACCGGCCAAGGCATGGCCGATGCGTTCGGGGCAATCGGGGCAAACGCTACAGCCGCTAATGTCTCAATGGATGAACAGTTCGCCGTGCTCGGCATGCTGCAATCAACTATGAGCGGTGGCGAAGCGGGCACAAAATTCAAGGCTTTCTTGGCTGGGGTGGGCAACGCCCAGAAGACCCTCGGCATGCAGTTCACAGACTCGGCGGGCAACATGCTGCCGGTGCTCACCGTACTGGAGAAACTAAAGGCTCGCTATGGCGAAACCATGAGCGTGGCAGAGGGGGACGAGCTCAAGAAGGCGTTCGGCTCGGATGAAGCGGTCAGCATGATCAAGCTGTTGATGACCAACACCAAGGGCCTCGCCACAAACATCAACGCGCTGGCAAACACCCATGGTATGGGCAAGGCAGAGCAGATGGCCGCCGCAATGACAGACCAGTGGCAGCGGGTAGAACAGGCGTGGTTCGCCATCCGTGCCGCCGCGTTCGGGGTAGTGCTACCCGCCATCAATGCCGTGGTGGGTGCCTTTGCCGATGGAGCCAACGACGTGCTGCGCTGGACGCACCTCTTCCCGAACCTGACCAAGCTGATCAGCTATGCCGCGCTGGCCATCGTGGGGTTGAGCATGGTCACCGGAACATGGATGCTGGTTGCCGGGGTCGCCAAGCTGGCCACGCTGGGGCTGGGTATCGCCTGGTCAATCATCATTGCCCCGCTCAACCTGCTGAAAGCAGGCCTTGTATCGTTCCGCGCCATCATGCTGGCGGTAAACATCGCCATGTACGCCAACCCCATCGGCCTGATCGTGGCTGGCATCGTGCTGCTGATCGGCGCAGTGGCTGCGGTCATCTACTACTGGGACGACCTGAAAAAGACCTTCTCTGACTGGGGTGTGTTCGAGGCCATGACCGCAATGGTAGATGGGGCCGCCGCAGGATGGGCCAGCTTCATGCAACTGCTCGCTGACTTGAGTCCTTTTCAGCTGATCGGCAAAGCGGTGGACTGGCTAATCGACAAGCTCAACATGATCCCGGGCGTCAATATCGAGTTTGGCTCGATGCCTGAACTGGCCATGCCTGCCGTCTCTCCGCTCAATGTGCCGGTAATGCCGGGGGCAATTAACCTTCAGGCTCCAGAGCAGCAACAAGAGACCATCAATGCGCCCCTCGCCCGCTACCGCCAGCAAGAGCAAAGTTCAGTGCCATCAGGTGGGCTGGGCAAGCAGTTGATCCAGGCCAATGCGGCCGCGACCACCGCCAACCAGAAGCCGAACAAATCTGTGCACATCGGGGAAGTGCATATGCACAACCAGAACCCGATCACCCCTGAGCAGCTGGCCGAAAACGCATGGCTGGAGACCCCGTGATGAGCGAAGCCAAGTACATCGACATTTTGGTGGTGAACGGCGCATGGCAGCTCGATGCCGGTGGCCAACCCCGTTACACCCAGGACCGCCACAGCATCGGCCAGGACATCAAACACCGGATCATGGAGTCGGGGCTGGCCCGCAAGCTGATCGGTGAGCGCAGCCCGACCCTGCGCGCCGATGTGATGACCGAGATAGAGCTGCTGGTCGAGAACGACGAGCGGCTGATCCCGGGCACCATCGTGATCAGCGAGGAGGATATCGAGCGGGTGCTGGTCACCGCCCGCACCTATGAATTTGGCGATCTGGAGGTAACCCTGTGAACCTGCGCCCCAACGTGGATTTTATGGCCATGCTGGCAGAGACCGGCATCCCGACCACCGAACAGGCCATGGAGGCCGAGCTTAAAAAAGAGGTCGAGGCCGCCGGCTCCCTTATCACCAACGACAGCGATGTGAGCCCCTTCTGGCGACTGGTGCGCGGGGTGGTCATCACCCCGGCGCTCTGGCTTGTCCGCACCCTGCTGGCTGGTCATGTGCTGCCCAACACCTTTGCCGCCACTGCCGAAGATACTTATCTCGACCTCAAGGCGTGGGATGTGGATCTCACCCGCAAAGGCGACCAGAAGACCCGCGGGGTAATCAACTTCGTCAAAGTGAACCCGAGCGAAGCCACCGCCATTCCGGCCGATATCTGGATCAGCACAGAGCGCATCAACGGCACCATCTACCGGGTCAAGCCGCTGCAAGCGGTGGTCAGCCCAGCCGGTGAAGCGGTGGCCCGCGTGGTGTGCGAGGCCGAGTTCGCGGGCTCGGCCTGGAATCTGGCCCCGGGCTATTACCACCTGCTCAGTGAACCGGTGACCGGCATCCTCTCTGCTCGCAACGATGACAAGGAGTGGATCATCACCCCGGGCGCCGATGCCGAGAGCAACGATGCGCTGGGCCTGCGCATCAAGAACCAGTTCTCGGCAGTGGGGCGCTATCACATCGATGCCGTCTATCGCTCGATGCTGGCCAGCGTCGCGGGTATTCGCGCCGATCATATCTTCTTCGAGCACGATGCCCCGCGCGGGCCAGGGACCGCTAATGCCTACATCCTGCTGGAAGTGGGGACCACACCGGCCAGCCTCATCAGCAAGCTTAACGACTACGTGACCAACCAGGGCAACCACGGCCACGGTGATGATCTGCAGGTGATGGCGATACCGGAAACCGAGCACAGCTTGCATCTGGAGCTGTGGCCCGTCGATAACCTTGGCGAGCCCCAGCGGGCCGCCCTGGTCGCGGGGGTCAGGCAGCTGGTCAATGCGGCGTTCCGGCTGTCGGCTGACTATCCGACCGTGACCCGCACCTGGCCGCAGTCCCGTTTCTCATTAAGCCAGCTGGGCCGCGAGCTTCATCAGGCATTCCCCGAGATCAGGAGCCTGCACTTCACCGAGCTGGATATCCTCTCGGGGCTCGCCATCCCGCGTCTCTCGGGGCTGGAGGTGACGCTCCATGAATAAAACCACCGGCATCGACCATCTGAGCGCCGCGCCCCAGCTGCCGGAAAGCACCGCCCCGTGGTGGGAAGATGGCAAGAGCATCGCGGACGGTGTGCAGGAGCCCGCCTTCTTGGCCCGGGGCATCATGGCCCTGTGGCGCCGGCTGCGCGGCTGGCTGGTGCAGCCGCTGGCGCAACAAGACCCGCTGACCTGCTCCGAGTCCCTGCTGGCACTGCTCGCCTGGGAGCGGGATATCACGCGCTTCAAGGGCGAACCGCTCGACCTGTTTCGCAAGCGGGTGAAGTTCGCCTTCATCAACGCCAGAGACGCGGGCGGTACCGCAGGCTTTGTCGATATATTTGGCCGCTTCGATATCACCCTGCGCGCCCAGATGGAGCGCATCGACGGCATGGATTGGGACATCATCCTGCTGTTGCTCGATGAGCACAGCGACCAACTGACGGAGCGGCTGGCCCACGAGCTGGTGAAGCAGTACCGCCGCACCTGTCGCCGCTATGACGTGGGCGTGACCGCGTTCACCGACCAGCAGCAATTGGGCTGCGCCGAGTTTTCGGCCAGCTATCAAACCATCACCGCATCAACGGATGTCGAACTGGCCGGTTCAGTCTGGGGGCATTGCGTGAGAGCTGCCCAGCCGATCTCTGCCAGCTATGTAACTACGGAGGCTAAATGGCCGAAATCCTGAATCGGGGGATGATGCTCATCACCCAGAATCTCGCCCTGAATGTGGCCACCCACATCGACAAGATGGTGCTGGCCTACAAGCCGGGATTGAACTACACCGACCCGGTGAATCCGGATGAACCGGATCCCGCACCGGGAGAAATCAAATATCGGGGACCAGTCACCAAGGCCGCCGCGATCTCGCCGGACAAGGTGGTCTATTCCCTGCTGCTGGAACCGACCGTGGGGCCGTTTACGTTCAACTGGATGGGGCTGGAAGCCAGCGACGGCACCCTTGTCGCGGTCTCCTATCTGCCTGATACGGTCAAGGTGGCCAAGGATGCCAACCAACCGGGCGACACCCTGATCCGCAACTTCATTCTGGCCTTCGCCCGCGCCAGCGCCGCGCTGGATGTGACCATCACGCCGGAGACATGGCAGTTTGATTTCACCGACTACATCAACACCGCGATCAGCGATGGGTTGCGCGCAGGGTTCAGTGCATCGGCGATCACTGCCGACAGTTCGCTGCCCGCCAACGGGAAATACCCGTCACACCTGAGATTTATGAATTCGGCCGTCGTGACCCTGGATGAAACATGGCCGGATGGCAGCCGCCTCAGCGTGATTGTCGATCACGGCGTGGATATGGCGGCAGGGGATTGCATCATCAGGCTATCGACAGGCTCCATCAGCACCCCGCTGGGAGCAGATCAACAGGTGCGCCTCATCGAGAGCGGCCGTGAATTTGTATTTGAAAAAATCACCGGAAAATGGAGGGTCAGCTAATGATCGATTTGGGAGGCAACGTTAATACATCACCGGGGGGGATGTTGTATTTACCCAGCGATAAAAATGTCGTTGTTGACGGTGCGTCTGAATATTTGCGCTCTGGCATACTGAAATTGGCGTCCAATTACCCAGAATTTCCCGCACATTTGCGCCTCGGTACTGGATACATTTTTGCTACCGGTACTCAACCTCAGAACGTGTTTCGTGGTAGCGCGAGTAACGACAATATCATTGTATTAATTGGGGGCGACAACTCAAATGTCGCGTATTGGAGTGGCGATGGCGGTGTCACAATCCACACCACAACACTCCCATTTACAGATAACTGGGGGTCGGTAGCATACGGAAACGGTATTTTTCTGGCTGTTAGTCAAACCGGTAAGGTCGCAAAGTCGACTGATGGGAAGGTGTGGACGGCAGCAACAGCGACTCCGTTCACTACAGTGAGCCCACGTGGTGCTATAGCGTTCGGTAATGGAAAATTCGTTGTTGTTGGTTTGGGTTCTGTGCCTGTGCACACAGCGAACGGAACTGCATGGACAACAATACCTGATTTCGTGACCACACAGTTGGATTCCGTTACCTATGACGGAGCAGTTTTTGCCGCTGTATACACGGGGGTTACTGTGTATGTGTGGGATGGTGTGACGGTTAAACAGCGGTCGCTACCGTCAGGGGGATCTAGTTACCGACTGGCAGGTTACAACGGCGTTACTGTGGCGATGGCGACGGGTGGTACAAAGGCTGCGGCGGTATCTTATGATAACTGCGACTCATGGCAGTCTGTCGAAGCACCTTTTTTATCGTACCAGAACAGCCAGTCTATATCGGTTGCCAATGGCCGATTCTACGCGGCGTCTGCTAGCGGTATTGCTGTAACGGAGAGCGGTGCTCACTGGACTGTGCTATCGCTACCGAAGGCGATCCCCGTCAGCCACGTCGCTGGTGATGATTTATCTATCGTCGCGTTAAATTTAACAGGGACAAACTCAGCCTATTCAAATGCTGAAATGGACGCAATCGGCGCACCGGTATACAGCCCCAATTTATATCTGAGGATTAAATGATGGATTACATCATCATCGATGGCCCAGGCAAGCCCGCTGCGTCGATAACAGACTACAGCGACCTTACGCCAATTTTTATTGAAAATGTTGACGGCGCTGAGGTTGGCTTTGACAACTCCCACAACGAGTACACGGTCAAGCTGGGCCGCGAACTGGTGATCACCGGCCCGCTGCCGGTGCCTGACCAGAAATTTCGGGTGCCCTGCACCATGCGTGATACCGGCCGCACCATCGCGGCGGTCGCCGATGTGGTCGGTGGCCAGATGACCATCACGGTCACGCTGCCGGAGTTGGGTTACTGGGAAACCACCGCCGAGATGCTGAACGCATCTTTGCCGGAACCTGCATTTTCCTTGGCTGACCCGCTGCGCTTTGTGGTGATCTGATATGTGGCAGCTATCGCATCTGACATATCCGCCATCGCTGACAGCTATCAATCAGCAGTGCTCGAGTGTGCTGGATCAGCTTTCAGGCAACCAGTCAGCAGCGGTAAACCGCCTGCAAGGGCTGGCGGAGCGGGCTCAGTACCGGCCCCACCCGCTCAGCGAGGCATCTGCCGCGCTGGCGGGGTTGCGGGATGAACTGGACAGGCTGCTGGTCACTGGTCGCGGCCTGACCGTAACCCCCTATCAGCATGGGGTGGGCCAGCACCAGAGCAACCAGTACAGCCTGGCCGCCCCCAATGCGGTGGCGACCCTTGCCGCCAAGCTGCAAGACGGGGCCGATCCCCTGCTGCCGACAGGCCAGCTGCACGCCATCGCTTGGCTGGTCACTGGCAACAGCGAGGCAGCGCTGGCCGATGCCTTAACGCCGCTTTGCGCCATCCTGCCGCTGCCGGAGTGGTGCGCCACTCTGCGCCGCATCACCGCCAACAACGACACCATGAGCCAGCCAACCGCCGCCAAGGTGCCACGCTGGAAAGCAGACGAGCCGCTGAGTTGGGATCCGCTGCGCCCTGCCAGCATGGCGCTGGGGGCCGAGTTGGCACAGCTGGAGAGCCTGGCGCAGGGGGCCGCCACGCCGATTGCCAAGCTGGCAGCCGTGGCCGAACGCCGCGCGGCCAGACTGACAGGGCTGGAGAAGGCGCTCGACCAGCTGGCTACCATCAGCGGCCAGCTGTGGCACTGGCAGGGACAAGGCGATGCGGCCAGCCTTGCCGCCCAGCTGGGCCAAAGCAGCCCGCCAGACCATAGCCATAGCATGACGGTCGGCGCGCTGCTGCTCTCCCCTTCCCCGCTCACCTTCTGGCTGGAGTTAACCCGATGAGCCGAACCGCCATGCTCACCCTGGACGGTGAGCCAATTGTGATGAAGTCGATGCGGATCTCTGCGTCGATGCAGTTTCAGGACAAGGACAGCAGCGGCCAAACCAGCTCGACCAGTAGCTCGGAGCAAGGGGCCAAAGCCAAGGAGCTCGATATCTCTGGCCTTGTCCCTTTCAAGGATGAACAGACCCTGAGCAGGTTGTTTGAGCTGGCCGATGCCAAAGGCGATGGCGGTAAGCGCCATATCTACCGAGTCGGGTCGCTGCTGGCAAAGTCGGTGAAGGTGCGCCAGGCCAAGTTTGCCGGGCGCATCACTGCCAGCGAGCAGGAGGGGCTGCTAGCGTGGCAAGTGCAGTTCACCCTGCGCGAACACAACTCGGTACCGGAAAAGCGGGAACAGCGGATGCCAAAAGCACCGGCCACCGTGGGCCAGGGCACAGCGAACGCCAAAGCTGCCAAGCCTGCCGATGGTAACAATGGGAAACCAGCCACCGAACAAGAGCAACTGAGCTCCTGGGAGCAGGCCATCAAGGGGCTGGATAACAAATTGGGAGACCTGATGGCGTGAAACTCTCGACCAACCTGACCCTGGGCGGGCAACCGGCCAACCTTATCGACCACGATATCGTGCTGGATCTCTGCGCCGGTGGCCGCGCCGCCCTCACCATCAAGGGTAGCGCCAAGAAGGGGCAAACCCTGACTGTGGATCTAGGCTACAACGGCGAGCTGCGCCGCTGGTTTACCGGTTACGTGTATGACGTGCAGCCAGCCAGTAACAGCGCCAGCAAACTGCTGTGCCGCGAGCTGGCCGGTATTCTGGGCAGTGCCTTCCCTGTCAGCATCCAGCATGCCACCTTGCGCAGCCTGCTGGCATGGTTGAGCGACCAGACCAAGCTCACCTTTTTGCTGCCTGATGGGGCCGACTACACCGACAAGCCGATCCCCAACTTCACCAGCGCCGGTACCGGATATCAGCTGCTGAACAATGCGGGGCGCGCCTTTGCGGTGCCGGACTTCATCTGGCATCAGCAACCGGATGGCGCCATCTTCGTGGGCAGTCATGCCCATAGTCGTTGGGCAGACAGGCCGGTGGAACTGGATCCGGCCTTCTCTGGCCGCCAGGCGGGCAACACCCTCACCACCGCCCCGATCCCGGCCATGCGCCCGGGGGTCATCCTCAACGGCAAGCGAGTGGAGCGGGTACGCCTCAAGGGTGACGAGATGACCCTCACCACGGCGACACCAGGTAAACCGGTGAAGTCGCTGGAGCGGCGCAAGATGGAGGGGGTGTTCCCGGAGCTGGCAGACAATATGCACCTGCCCAAGTTCGGGCGGGTCGAGGCCATCAGCGACAGCGCGGCAGCTGGCCAGCTCGATGACCCGTTTCGCCCGCGCTATGCGGTGGATGTGCAACTGCTGGGTGAAGATGGCCAACCGGACAAGGCAACCCCACTCTATCGCGCCGTACCTCTGCCGGTGATGTTCGGCGGGCACGAGCAGGGGCTGCTGCAGTACCCCATCGAGGGGACGATCGTTGAGCTGGGGTTTGCCTTCGGCCGAGCTGACCGGCCATTTATTCGCACCGTACTGGGCACCGGTTGGCCGCTGCCGGATATCGCCCCGGGCGAACAGCTCCAGCAGCAACGGGCGGAAGTGTTCAGCCGTACCGATACTGTGGGCAACCAGTCACGCCATACTGACCGCCGCCAACATGACAAGGCGATGCGAATGCACCGCGAGGCTGACGAATACCTGGGCGAGTTTGGCCAGCACCAGATCACCACCCTGCAACACAGCGTGGAGCAGATCGGGGCAATGAAGCGCATCGAGGCGCTCGGGGCCATCGAGCTGCTGGCCGGTGATGACATGGTGCAGGGGAGCCTGGGCAACATGAGCCAGACCACTGCCGGCGATCTGGTGGAGGTGATTGGGCAACTGCGGCGCAGTGTGGCCGGTGAACTCCAGCACTTCGAGGCACCCCGTTCGTGGGTGGGTTCCGACGACGTGAACATATTCAACCTGTTGCTCCAACTGATGAAAGTGGTGGAGCAGCTGGCCGCCTCTGCTGCTAACCATGATCACGGCGGCCCGCCACCTGTCCCACCATATGCCAACGCATTCAACACCCAGAGCAAGCAGGCTGGTGAACTGGCCTCAACCCTTTCACCAATCATCGAATAACCAACCGAGTAACCAAGCAACGAAGGCCCCGCGCATGCGGGGCCTTCTTTTATCTGCCTGACAGCGCCTGAGCACTGCCAGGCAAGCGCGCCGCATGTTGGGGATGGTGCGCACCATACGCGCCGCACAGGCACGCTCACCGCCGCCAGCGCGTGGCGGAGAAGCCCACGGCGGCGTCTGCGTCACGGAATCCGCGCTCTTCCGCTCCCGCCTGCGCGGCTCATCAAATAAATTTTTTGCAAAAGTGGATTACCGCAAAACCATATGCCCAGGCCGCGCCAGATAAAGGATCTGGGGCGCGTTGAGGATCTGAAAAGAAGGATCTTTTTTTCACTGTTTTGCAGTTATTGACACCGGGTTTCAGCAGGCAGGGAAATGCAAGTTATTGATTTTGCTGTGGTTAGCGTGTTTTTCGTGGGGATTTAGAAGATCTCGGGGGATCTCGTTGCGCACGGTATTCATTACTAAATCTCTTTTGTTTCAGTTAGTTAGGCTCATATTGAGGGATTATGGAAACTGAAATTTTGAAACGGCACTGAGCAGGGAGGGAGCTGTGGCGAGTGCGCCACGGAAAAGAGGTTTTTTATTGTTTGTGTCCGGTCACGCTAGGAGAAGTGAACACCGAAGGAAACCGATCACCAGAATCGCTGTCGCCACTCTGTCGCCACTCACCACCAGAAAAACAAAAGGCCATCCGCTAGGATGGCCTTAAGTCATTGAATTCTAATGGTGCCCGGGGTCGGACTCGAACCGACACGGTTATTCACCGGCGGATTTTGAATCCGCTGCGTCTACCGATTTCGCCACCCGGGCAACTGCGAGGGATTATACGAATGGCGCGATGTCATGCAAG